TGTCTTGCTGTCTGTGAAGGTCTTAACGTCTGACACCTTACGTTTGATCTTCATGTACTTGCCGATACCCAAGTCTGCATTTCCTTGCAGTATGCGGTCACTTTTCATGGGGTGAAGGTCCAGACCCTCTTTCTCAAGTTGGTCGATCTGTGCTTGATCGGTAAAGTAGGCATTGGTGATGAATTGACCACCGTTAGCGTAGATTGCCTGTGCAGCCCGTGGCCCATCGGGTGACCCCATGTCTGCGTTTTGCTCAAACACTTTTGCATATTCGAGTACCATGTCCATTGTGTATTTAGTCATATTGAGTTTTCCTTTCGGCTGTTGGTATATATGTATGACGTCTGATTTTGCGATTAGTCAACGTCAGGTTTAAATTAAAATTAGTGGATGTCGGCGTATGTTGTACCGAACTGAGCATCCACACCTAGAGGCACGTTAAGTTTCAGTTTCTCATTGAGAATTTCTATCGCACCTTCCATGACACCTTTTGTCGCATCCTCTTCTCCTTTCTTAACTACGGCAATGATCTCGTCGTGAAACTGACCTACAGTTTTGATACCATTCTTACGACACAACGACACCCAACTGTCAAAACAGAACACCCCAGTACCTTGGTTGAGAGTAGAGAAACGATCCTTCTCACTCCGCAAACTATACCAGAACTTAGACACAGGGTTCTGCAACCACATGCCATCGAAGAAGGTACTTGTACGCACCGTAGAGGCCACCTTTTCCACTGACCAGTTACGAGACCAGAAAGCATCTAACAGCACCTTACAGTCCTTAGCTGGCATCCCAGTGGTGCGTGAGAGAGTAGCTGCCCCTACACCATATGTTGCGCTGTAGTTAACGACCTTGTAATTCTTACGAAGGGCTTTTAGTGACTGCTCTCCGCTGTTGTGCATGTCGATGTCCTTCTGCGTAATGACACCAGCGTGTAGTGCTAGGTCCAAGTGTGGATCGAACCCCTCAGCTGACATAGCCTCAACATAACTAGGGTCAAGTGGCTTCATGTAGTGACGCTTAGTAGTATCCTCAAGGGACGTCATGTCAGCACCACACAAAGTGTAACCCTCTGGGCAAGTAAGGCACCCTCGTATCTCCTTGCCGTATGGCTTGTCGATAGATGGCAGGTTGACCAAAGGCTTTGCGTGTTTGAAGCGCAGGGTGTTAGTTAGACCAGCAACCGTAGCTTTGACGTAACCGTCCCTGTGAGCCGTTACCATGCCCTTTAGGACACCAATGCGGTGTGACAGTACACTGAGGCCATCTAGTAGCTCAATGGATGGCTCAACGTCTACAAGCTCCTTCACAGAGGGGCAAAGCTCACCGTCTTTGCGTACCTGCTCTAATTCCCTCGTATCCCCTGTAACCTTGTCACGCATGAACTTAAACGTCCGTGGTTCCCACCCCAGAGAGAACAGCCAACTCTTGATCTGTTCGTTAGAGTTAGGGTTTGCACGTTCATGTCCTGTCACTACAGTCAAAGACTTGGTTGTATAAGGTTGTTTAGCACTCTCGCACAACTTTATCCACTTCTCCCAGTCTGACGACAAGTTCCCGTCTTTCTTGTATTTATCCCGCTTAGGTTGCGTTCTAACAGCTGTTATAACACGCTGAGGCATAGCATCGGCAAGCAACTCTATCTTCTCTGCCTTAAGTGCTTCCCACTCTGCTAGGTGAGCCTCTGCCTTCTCTACGTCCAGTTTCCACTGGAGGGCTTCTTGCTCTGCGGCACACTGTAACTTGAATGTCAGGTAGTCCACCAGACGATCCTTGTCACTTTCCACTGGGTACATCTTGCCCAGCTTGTAGTTGAGTGTCTTCCATAGCAGGTTGTTGATGCGAACATCTTCCTCACAGCGGTGCTTGTATTCCTCTGGAGATAGGTTCTGCCAGTCGTCGATCTTAGGTTTAGGCACACCGTACTCTTCACCGTACTCTGCGAGACCATGCTTGCTCTTCCAATGGTTGACGTACCAAGAGATACCCAAAGTGTCGATCAATCGTGCTGTGACCTTGATACCTAGAATCTTTTCCACTGCGGGGACATCGTAACGTATGATGTTATGACCGCAGAGGATTGGACTGTTGAGCAGCACATGCCGCATCTCGTCATAGTCGTGCGTGGATCGTACCTCGCCCAGATCGTTAGACCAAGACAAGACATGGATCAACGTAGGGTCTAGTCCGTCTGTCTCAATGTCAAATACTGTTATCATATGATTTCCCTTAGTGTGAATGTATCTGTGCTAAAGCGGAGCATACCAGCCAAACCCTCTTCGGAGCATGGGCGATTCTTCTCAACCTTAAGATACGTTGTGTTACGTTCCTCTATACTGTCAGCTTCTTTGTCACGGTTCAAGTCGATAATGACGGAAGCACGTTGACCGATCATCTTACAGTACTTTGGGTCTCCGTTCTCGTTAGTGTGTGCAATCGTTACAATGCCTACGTTAAGCTCTGCTGCCAGCTTAGACAACCGGATCGACAGGTCAGCCAACATGGCCTCTTTGCTCTCGTCAGACGTACCCACGACCACATCCTGTATAGGCTCAAAGAACACAAACTTACAATCACAAGCCTGACTAAAGAACCTGATCTGGTCGATCAACTCGTCAGTGCCTTGCCCATCCCCAAGATAGAATTGGTAGAAGTTCTCGTCCTTAGTGATGTTCACGATAGCCTCACGAACAAGATCGTCTGCACCCTTCTCTTCGATCAAGTCACGCCGTGTAAGGTTGTCACCAACTTCATACGACACAAGACCCAGTAGTGAGCGTAGCTTTGTCTCCTCTAGGTGCCACGCTGCAATCGGTATCCCTTGCTGCAACATGCTGTATTCCATGTAACGCATAAGCTCTGTCTTGCCGATACCTGTAGGCGCTTTGAACACTGTGAAGTGACCTTGCATGAGGCCCAGTATCTTGTCGTCTAAGGCTTGGATGCCTGTGGGGTAGTAGGTATGCTCAGGCGTATCTGTGTACAGCTTCAAGAACTCGTCAGACGTATTCAAGATGTTCTCTGGTGTGTGCTTGACTGGCTTCCACCACAGGTTCTTAAACTCTCTCTCCTTACCAGCCTGTAAGAAGTCGTTAGCGTCCTTGTACTCACCGTGTTGTACCCGATACACCCTGTTAGGGAATAGCCGTGCCATACGGTCAGCTAAGGCGTTCCCAGCATCATCTGTATCAACCGACAGGATGATCTTCTCGAAGCTATCTAACCACTCCTTACAGTTCTCCCAGAGCTTCTTAGAGGGCGTTGCAGAGGGTAACGACACAACAGGGTTGGTGTACTGGCTCTTGAGCATTTGCGCTGCTGAGAGAGCGTCTAGTTCGCCCTCAGTGATGGTTACCATCTTGGAGCAACCAGCAGGAAACAGGTTCATGCCGAATAGCTCGTCACCCTTGAAACCGTCTTTAGCGTAGAAAGCCTTCTGATCCAGATTACGAACTTTAATTCCCCCGCTGGGGTAAACATACTCCTGACGATCATCGTAGGTCATCACGTTATAGTCACGCATCGTGTACTCTTGGATGCCACGCATACTTGTATAACGACCCGCCGATTGGCTCTCTATACGTTTAGGCGTAAATGATGTCACGTTCATTTCGTAATCCCCCTTCTTTGTTGGGTACTTCTCTTTGGCCCAATCGAACATCTGTTCTTTGGACGGGTAGCCTCTATCACATCCGTGGCACTTACCAAAGCCATCGGTGTTGTAACAGAAGGCGTCACTTGAGCCACACGACACATATGGACAAGGCTGATGTGCTACGTCTGTCATACTTACGTTTCCTCTATTAGTTATTATATATACTGATAAGTAAAAACACTTACGTTTAAACTTAAGTACTGCATTTACCTATGACGTCTGAATCTGCCGTTAGTCAACATCACAAATTGTTACAAGTTTCTTTCTGATGCGTGACATGAACTGTGCGACAGCCTGTTTAGACTTACCAAGCTCCTCAGCCGTGGCCTTCATGTTGTTGTTATTACGCCACAAAGCCATCAGCATTAGTTTCTCGCTGTCGTTAAGGTGTTCACCAAGAACCTGTAGAATGTTTTTTATCTCGTATGATCCAAACACATCCTCAGCTGACTCAATCTCAAGACCTTCTTCGTCATCGTCAACAACAATGAAGTGGTGTGTGTCGTTCTTAACTGCATCACGACCGTGCCTACCTTTAGGGTAACTGATCTGTGACATACCCACCTTCATGTAGTCTAACATAGCCTCTCTGGCCCTGTAGTAGAGTGTAGAGGGTCTTTCGACCCCCTGAGCACGAAGCTCTAAACACTTTACCACACCAGTAGAGACCAGATCGTCATATTCTTGAGAGTTCTTATATCGACCAGCAAGTTTACGACACATATCTAGTATCTCATGGTTTGTCATAGCTTGTCTTTACCTTCCAGTTGATTGATACGCATCTGGGCATAACGGATAACCTTCTCAAGGTCTGTGATCTCGCTCTGCACATCACTCATTCCCTCGTAGGGCTTGTAACCCGCACGACTGGCATACTTGATGATGTTACCACGCCAGAACTCAAAGCCGTTACGCATGATGTAGGTGATAGGTTCGATTTTCCATCGGGCGTAGTGCTTAGGCTCATGCACGATGTCTGCTGTATGTTCTGACATTACTGTTCCTTTAAAGTCTTCTATTAACTTGCTCCACTCGTTGTCTAACTCGCTGCCGAACTTATACATCTAACGACCCCTGTGGTGTTGCCTTCTTGCCCTTCTTATAGCGGGTCTTGAAGTGATCGTCCCCAAGAACCTGACGAGAGATTTTAGAGATGTCATTTGGTTGGACCCCTGCCAAGTCTGCAATCATACGCAGGGTGATGTCTTCGTCCAAGTAAGCCTTAGCAATAGCCAACCGTTGATCTAGTGTAATGTTAGTCATTTGTACTCTCCGTTTTGGTTTCATCGTTTGTTTCCCAGTATAGGCCAGTCTTAACTAGCGACACAAAACCTACGTTAAAGATGGCACCGAATGTTTTGGGGTCACACTCTAGCTTTACTGTTGCACTGCCATCCTCATGCTCTTCTATCTCTAATACCTTGATTGGATCACTCATCTTCATCTCCTTCGAGTTATTCGAGCCCTTTGGCTCGTGTGTCCAACTATAACTTTTGTCAACGTGTGTGCAATCGTCACACAGAGGCTGCCCGCAAGTAAAGCCAGCCACATCCACATCACACTTCCCATTAGTCACACATCCGCATCCACTGCATTTCTTTAGAGCATCCCCCACTACTTATCTCCATCTCTCAATGCCACCCATGATACAGGGAACAGGTCTTCCATCTTGAGACTGATGGCCCATGCTACCTCTTGTGTCTCCGCTTGTGTGTCAGGCTTGCAGCGTAGGTTAGCCATTCTAGCGAAGGCATCTAGTGAACCTGACCAGTACCACTCAGTCATAGTAGACTGTGGAAGCACCATACGAGCCATCTCTGGAGCCACGCCTTGTTCCAGTAGCATTTTGTATAGGCTTAAGTCTCCATAAGCAAAGTCCGTTGGTGTTGTGCCACCCACTTTACCATAAATAACAGGCTCAACAACACCCTCAGACCCTTGTTTCTTGTCAGCACTACGACCACGCCATACGTCAGGCACATAGAACTCAGGTTCATCATCAACATATCGACGACTCACTTCGTTCCAACGGAGAAAGGAATGTTTCACAAGTTGCCGTGCTACAAAGATCGGAGCCTTAACTCTAAAGGTAGCGAAGCAATGCCCGAATGGACTGATGTGCTTCTCTCTTGCAAGGTAACGGATCAGCTTGGCATCTTTCTCTTTGAGCTTAGGTGGACCCCAAGCATCGTCTTCTAACTCACTCTCTTTAGCGAAACTTACTCTGGCGCTATTGGCGACCGTTAGGTCACTGCCACAGTGGTGAATGTACTTAGCTGTAATTTGTGTCACTGTTCAACCTCCG